CTCGTCAAGAGTGAGAACAAGTTTAATTATCATAGTAAAAGTTGGCATACTCCACTTCCGGTATGCCAGCGGATGTTATGAACTCAGGCCTTCGGTACACCGTAGATTTTCTCCACGGACGGGTAGTACGTAACCTGTTTGACACCAGTGATGGGGTCAACAAGAACGTCACCCAACTCACCACGCGACTTCTGTTCTGGCGTGGGGTCTTTACGCTTCTCAGACGGTTTCGCCGAAAGAATCGTCCAGATGTTCACGTTAGCCAACGAGGACAAATCAGGGTTGTCCCAGTTGAGGTTAGTGCAATCCAGACCCATTGCTTCGAGGGTTTCTTTCGTGCGACTCTGGCACTCCTTCGTCTTCTCTTCGTCACCGATTACTGCTGTAACCAAGTAGTGTTTCAGAGGTGTTCCGGCAACCGTCAGGTCTCCCATCATTTCAGGAGAAACAACTTCCAAGTCCAACGTAATCATTGGATTGTCAGTACGTTTCGAAGCACCAAACTTGGCTTCGGCGATACGGACGAGGTAGTTGTCTTTGGCCCACGGCAGGTTCATGTTCCATTTAGGCATTTGTTTTAGCTCAGGTAGGACTGAGTGGCCATTTGCGTTTGTGTTTTACCAAGGTAACGACTTGGTGGCGTAGCACAGTTCATTCACTGTGAAATCTTTCGTTGGTACTTGCAATACGAATCGTAGTTTGCAGGTATAAATTTTGGCGGGTTGATAAGAGAAGTCTTTCCCATGCAGAGAGAGTCTGCGTAGGTTTGCCAGAGATATAAAGACCTGTGGTCTTCTGGAGTTGACTTCAACCACTCCATCAGAGTGGCTGTGTTAATCTGGTACTTCTCACAGAACTTCTGCTGTTCTTCTTTCGTCGGCTTGGCTACTGCATGACAACGAAACCAATCAGTAAACTCTTTCGAGATTTCGTCAGCATATCCGCCAGACAACAGAGGACGAACCTTACCATTGAGACGGCCTTCATCGTCACGGTCAGGTGATTCGTGGAAGATAAATACAACGTCACATTGAAGTGCTTTAAGACACATCATGATTTCGGTGTAATAATCAATCTTCCTACCCCACTCCGCAAATGGTTTAATCTTACCGTTATTATCAACAGCTGGGTCAGCCCAATAGCAAGAATGAAAAGCGGCTTGAACACCAGTATTACCATCAAGAACAAGTGTCTGCTCACCAGTAAGTTTTAGAGCATCACCGTAAAGAAATTTCAGAAGAGCACCTTTCTTATCGAAGGGACGAGGCTTCTGTTCATTGGTACGAATATCAAGATAGATTGGTGACTTACGCGGTGACAACTTCTCGATGTAAGTGTTGTTGTAGAATGGTAGTTCAGGGATAGACTTACCAACGTGTGCAGAAAGACCACGGTCGTAAGAGATAAAGATAGGATTACGAAACGTAGTAGCTGCCCATGTTTTAGCAGTACCGCCAGCACCTTGAAGTGCTAAACGAATTTGTCGGTTGTAAGATGCATCAGCAATACTGACTGCACCGTCAGGAATGAATGGAGTCATTTGAGTGGTATGTTTAGTTTTGTAAGAAGCTCTCGAACATCAAGAGCTAAATGGTCTAGGGTGGAAGTGTTAAGTATAATATCATGCCACGTGTGCACATAGTCTAGTTCTGTTTCTGACGGATGATTGTCAGTGCTGTGAGTATCTCTTGCGACACGAATAAGAATAGCACCACACTGTCTCAAGAACTCGTGCTCATTCTTGTATCTCAAGTCTGTGATAAACACAACATCAGAATCTTCTTTTAATAATTGTGTGGCAACTTTACGAATCCAATAATCTTCACCCTTGGTTTTACGTCGGTACTCACCCCAAGTCTGCAGTAAACCACGATAGAGTTCTTTGTTAGCTTCCAACTCAGCTACAGTGATTCCACAGATTTTGGCAACTTCTTCTTTAAGGGCAGTTGCAAAAGCGTATTCTTTGCTTGTTAACGTGATGGCTTTACCAGCCAAAGCTGCAACAGTGTTTTTGCCGGAACGTTTCTTGCCAGATAGTGCAATGATTATCATATAGTTACTTTGTATTTGTCGCAGAAAGCTTCAAGGACTTCTGACATTAAGAATGACTTGTTGCCATTCTTCTTAATCCAAGCACGTTTAAAACGCTTGAACTTCTTGTCCCACTCTTTCTTTTCTTCAAGTGGTAAGTCAGATAGTTTCATAATTCTTTATCACGATTTAGCGGGTCGTATGCAGTTTTCTTGTAGTCCCTGTCGAGTAATAACTGTTCAATAGCAGGATTGTTAGCAGCACAAGGAATGAAGAAAGAGCACGGATGGTATTTAAGTTGGCAAGTATTCATTAGAATACCTTCTTTCGCTACAATAGAACCATCACCAATAGCCTGAGAAAATTGTTTGATACGACGCAAGAGAGCCTGTTCAAAGCCAAGCATCTCGTTATCCTTAAAGATAAATACGTCAGAACGCTTGTAGGTTATCTCACTTACTTTGGGTTTCAGAAAGATACCATCAATGAAAGCACCAAGATTACCAGAGCCAATCTCGCCAAGTTGCGAAGTCGGGAAGTGCCTTGCCATGAGCTTGAGAGCCAGAACATAAAAACGCAGCTGAGAAGCCATTGAAAAGTTGGAAAGAAATAGTTTAGTCTCCCAAAAAGAAGTAAACTTCCAATCACCAATAGCGTAACCACCTCCTGTAATCTTACCAATCTTATCGATTGTGCCACAGAGATTGACAATGATGTTATCGTCTTCATAAAGGAGTATAGAGAAAGTTACTTCAACAGCAGGAGTACCATCGGGTTTAAGAAGTATTTTAAACGTAGGGTCAATAGAAGCGTAGTTAGACCAAAGGTCAAAGCAAACATAGTTAAATAGACCACGGTCGTTTTGGTATTCATCCTTTGTTTCTTTGGTAATCTTCGGCTGGTCAAATATCTCAAGTGCTTTGTTACGGGCTAGTATTAGATTGCCTGTGTAGTACGCTTGCTTAAGGTATTCGTGTCCTGCTATTCCAAAGACAATCTTGTTGTTAAAGACTTTCTCGGAGTAGCCTTCTACAATAGTACGATACCAGTGTAGCAAACAGGAAGAAGCACGAAGGGACGAGGCATTGATATTAAGGGTTAACTTTGGCATTACTACTTCTTTCTCTTTCCGGCTTCCAACAAGTATGATAGGTCAAGACCCATCTCTTTAAGTTGTTCTACCTTTGCTCCAAACGCTTTTGTCTTTACGACAGGTGTTGGTTTAAAGGTTGGTGATTTCGGCTTCGGTGCAAACTCAGGACGAGTGACATTAAAGTATGGTTTAAAATGTTCCAGTAACTGCTCGTCCGTCATTGCTTCAAGCTGGTCAGCTGAGCAATCCAGCAGTTCTTCAATGTTCATTTGTCTTGATAATCTTTATCTCGTAAGCACGTATAACGAATACAATACCACGTAACTGCGAAAGTGAATCCTTAATCTGTTGCATCTCGTCAGGAGTGAGAGCAAGTTTATCAAGGTGTAAAGGTTTGGTAAGACGAGCATCTTCAAGATAGTCGTCTATCTTTTGTTTCCAAGAAGGAACTTCTGCTTTCGGTAGAACAGCCTTTGGTTTAAAGTCAGCAACAATACCATCCTTGAGTGCAGGAATAAATCGTATCGCAACACCAACTCCTGCCTCTTGTTTAATAACAACCATCTCATTCCACCGTGCGTATAGACGGTCAGGCGTGTCAAGGAACTCTAACAAGTAACGCAGAGACATATTAATCTTCTGGTACAAGGTAGTGCGAGACACGTTGGGAAAGTCTTTATAGAAGTAGATTTGGTCTTCGCGAGTGCGAAGCATTTCGTCTATGACTTCCTTAAGAGCTAGAGCATATGGTTCTTTGAAGTATGCTGTATTGGAACGGCGTGACCATCCCATCGGCTTCTTACGAACAACCATATCTGTTACTGCTTTAGCAACAGAAGGGTCTTTAAAAAATGCTGCTACGGCATTTTCTTTTTCATTACCAATCGACATAATATAATCTTTCTCTTTTGAAAACGTCGTGAGTTACTTCATGGCGTCCGCGGACACGCACCATTATAGCCTACTCACGGTGAAGAACTTATTGCGCTTGTAGTCATGTTACGTACAACTTACTACTTAAGCTCCGGTTATTTATAGTCCCGACCGAAGGGCAGACTCTACCAGCAGTTACCAGAAGGTGTCTTAGCTCACAAAGGAGTTACACAATCTTCGCCGTTGGCTTCCTCGGCAAGTTCGTAGTCGGTGTAACGGTATCACCAACCATGCCGGAAATTGAAGTGGCCAGAGGAACAAACAAGTAACCCCTGACCACTGGTGCAAAGGAACGAAGTGTTTTATCAAGCTGTCCCCACAGCCTTACGAGCAACAGCGACGTTCTTGGAATCACAGGATATTGCACTACCCTGCCCATCGCTCGTAAATTAAACCTTTGCGTTCTTCTCGCCAACCGCAGCAGCAGTAGCACGGATATCACGTGCAGCACCAGTAACTTCTGGTTGCCAGTTAGCGTTAACACAAGGCGGGTCAACAGGAAGCGCAGCAACTTTCTCAGCAATCTGCGGAACAGTTGCAACTTCCGGTGCAGACTTCAGGATAGCTTCAGCTAGTGGCTGAATCAAAGTCCTGACAGATAGATGCGGGTTGAAGTTGACCTTGCCATTGAAACGAGCAACCCAGTCAGCAGCAAGCATATTGAGTTTGTCAAGCGTTTCCTTGTTAGACAAGGGTTTGGGGGCGGGTATTTTAGCGTCGTCAGCCATGTTATTATTTAGTTAAGTTATTGTTAAACAAACAGTTGAGCCTATTATATAGCAAGATTCGTGCCAAGTATTCCATTATATAAACATTATACTAGCGAAGTATAATCTCTCCTAGAACTGCAAACCTACGAACAATACGCTGCAGACTACGTACGTTCAGTGACAAGTCAATGTCAGAGATACGATGGTCAGCTTGGCGAAAGGTATCAAGGAATCTTTGACCATCAGGCAGAGACTGGATAATTAGCTCAACGTCGCAAGCACGGTCACGAAGAGGAGGAAGATGTAATTCAAAGACAGAGATACGAGCATACAAGTCTTCCCTGAACTTACCAGTCTTAACCATGTCTTTAATATCACGGTGGGTTGCACAGACAAATTTACAGTTAATATCTTCTTCCTTATTCGCTCCAACCCTACGAATCTTTTTCTCTTGGAGAGCACGAAGTAACTTACCTTGTGACTGCAAGGGCAACTCTCCTATCTCGTCCAAGAACAAAACGCCGTCACGAGCCACAGCAAACAGACCTTGCTTCGAGGACTCTGCTCCAGTAAACGCACCACGCTCATGACCGAAGAGTTCTGACTCGATAAGCTCGGCTGGCAAACCTGCACAATTAATGGCAATAAAGTTACCTTTCCTGTCGCCAATCATTGCACGTGCAACAATCTCTTTACCGGTACCGGTTTCTCCAGTAATCAATATCTCGTCCTGACACTTTGCTAGCTTGGTAATTAGTGGCTTAAGACCGAGACAATAAGCGTCAGCAGTAATGAACTTACTGAGTTGCAGTTCAGTACCAACAAGCGCGTCTACAAGTTTACCATTCTCAATCTTGTATGGTAACTTGTGCTGCTCGATAATCTGTTGAACGATACTCTCACCACCACCTTCTGTTAGAGAACGAAGCTGGTCTAACGAAGGAATCTTTGGTAGTTCTTTTGGTGGTGGAGTCGGCTTGGCATTCTTGTCGCGATAATCAATTGGTGTTATTTGCATTAGTTTGTTTTTTCTTGAAGATTTTTCTGTTCCATTCTTTCCACATTGTTACTGCTTTCTTCCCTGTGAAAACTCTATCGTGATTGGCTGACAAACGAAACTTAACTTCTGGTGTCCAGACGTCAGTAAGTTTCTGTTGGTCTGCATACTGCTTTAAAGTTAATTGCTTATAAAAGACATGGAGTTCTTCTGGATTGTGCTTGACACCGTGCACAGAGAACTTTGGTTTAAGACAAGAAGTTTGGCCGTACTGGTTACGGTAATAGAACCAACCTTCTTGAACCTTGTCAAGGTCTACAACAACGTGATTATTTATCATGGTACGTTTAATCCTCCCCATTCCAAAGCTCTTGCAGAGCGGTTAATAGTTTTAGCGAACTTTCGTTCTGACTCTGTTGGTGGTAACATCATGCGTTCGTTGTAAGCTAGACGCTGACGTTCTAGTTCTTGGACTGAAAGCTCGGAACGCATTTGCTGTCTACGTTGCTCTAGTTCCCAGTCTTCTATTTGCCTGTTGCTTAACATGCTAGAATCCCTTCTCTCGCCAGCCATCAAAGACTGGACTACGTGGTTTGTTTAAACGACCGTGGGGTTTGTGTTTGTACCTCAGCAACTTGCCAAGATACTTTGACTGATTAAGCCAAATCTCTTTCGCTTGTGCAGAAGAGAAACCAGAAGATACTTTAAAGTCTGGCTTGCCTTCTTGTCTTATCCAGATAGCACCAAGAGTATTCTTCGGAATCATTCCACTCTGCTCTTTGGAACGATGCATCTTTCCAACAGCATTGTAGTTGTCAGGGTTGGTATTTTCTAGCTGTTCTTCGAAGCCTACAACCTCTCCTTCCTCGTACACGAATCGTGCATACTTAAAGAGGAGTTGTTCATTCCAAGTTGGACGACCTTGCTTGTAGCGTGAAGTCCACGGACGCCAACAGATACCTTCCCCGTTCTCCGAATCATACTTTTGCCACAACTTAAAGAGTTCTTCTGGCGAATCACAGTTAACTGGATACTGAAACTTAATGTGTGGTGGCATATCACGCATGAACGTATTGATATAGTCAAGACGTTGGCAATATAACCAATCCATGTTCGCAAAGTTATCTAGTACATGGAACTCTAGTTTCTCTGCCGCTTCTGGTGTAGGATTAATCTTGGTGCGAACTACGCCAGAGATAGTGTTGAAGTCTAAGAGAGGAGTATAAATTTCACACTGTGTTCCGCCCGGCATTATAACAGAACGATTACGCACTAACTCATTGGGAATAAGTTTGCGGGTACGAGACTTGAGTGTACGGTCTAGACGCAAACCAAGTACACCATCTAGCTTAAGAGTTGCACCAACAGGAAAGACACAACGAGACATTGCATCAAAGACTGCGGTATCATTATGTTCTGTGTCAGAGTCCAATAGAGCACAAGCTAACATTGGTTCGTAGAAGGGAGTTGACATATATTATTCCTCAGAGTTGCTCTCACCTTCCAGTGGGTTGTCACCGTCAATATCATCTGGCAAGTCTATTAAGTGGTCTGTAACTTTAGCCCTGCCATCTGTGATAATGTCTGACCACTTCTCACGAGTCTTAACGACCTTAGAAAGACAACGAAGTTTCTTGCTAACGATACGAGCAACATCATTCTCGATAGTACCGTTGTAGAAGATAAGGAATTGCTCTGTGTGCGAGAGAGAAGTTAACCTAGGGCAACGACCCAGTCCTTGAACAATCTCGATGGCAGAATAAGTCGGCGCCGCAAAAAGTCTTCGTTCGCGTATAGGAACGTTGGGGATATCTTCCTCCACAGCGTAACCTGATTCTTTATGCCTAACCTTGACTGGGCTAAGTTCATCTGAATGATGAAGACTAAGGCCAACTCCTCCAGCTCTAAATGTGAAGAAACAATACAATGACTTTCCTGATTGAAAACGGTCAATTTCACGTTGCCTTTCTTCTTTGGATTGGGTACCAAGTTTATATTCTTCGGGGATATCTACCATCTCTCTGTCCTCAACCTCGTCGAGTTCAAGAGTCTCTAGGAGTTCATCAGTGTTCATTCCTGCCGCAGCTAGCTTGTCAGCCTGTGCTTTGATAGATGCCTTGGCCTTTTGTTTCTTGTTGAGTTGTGTCTGACCTCCACCCCAGATAAGAGATATCTGGTTACGAGGAACACCTTTCTTCTCGATAAGATACATCACCGATTTGATTAACGAACCTTTAAAGTTATATGCGCAGACAGCAGCTTTCTTGTCAATATTAACTGCCTTCCACATCTCGTCACCAATATATTCTGCACGACAGATTTCTGCTGCCATACGGAACATCAAGAACGCTACCAACATTTCTATGCCAGCTTCCGCATCGCCTTCTTCTTTCTTCTTTGCAAGCTTGGCTTTCTTTTCTTCGTAACGTTTAAGAGCGTCGTGATAAAACTGTCGTTCTGTATCGTTGCGGAACTCAATGAGACGGATATCGTTGATAGCATCGAACTGGGGACGTACACCTTTAACGCGTACAATATACGGTTCCAAGTCTTTAATGAGACGTTCAACTGCTGCTTCGTTATAGTCGTCTGCTGCCTTCTGTGAACCACTGATATTACTAGCATACGTTGGCCATGTTTGATTGGTTAGAACTGCATTGGGAATACCATATACCTCAGAGATATCTTTGTGAGTTGAGACAGCGAAACACTTCGCTTCACAGACACGAGTAAAAGGAGTAGCTGACACATGGATTTGTGTTACGCCTTCAACATCATTAAGTGCGGCTGCAATCTTTGATTGTGTACTACCAGTGTTCTTGAGAGCTTGACACTCATCCCAGATGATAACAACTGGGTTCATGAACTTCTTCCACACCCAGTAAAAGACTTCTTCCCCATTCACAATCTCTGACTTCTCTGTAACCCAGAGTTGACCAGCGCGTGAACGTAATTGTTCGATGTTAAGAACTTCTACACCATCCTTGATACGAAGGTTGAAAGTGTTCTCGAAGACACGTTTGGTTTGTTCTACGATGGAAGCGCGGGTGACATACAGGTAGTTGACAATACCCATTGTCTTACCTTCATGAAACTTCTGGTCAACAAGTCGGCGCACAAATGCACCAACCATGAATGTCTTGCCAGTACCAGTTGCCGAGAGAAGCAACATGGAACGATACTTGCGTACTAAGATACCGTTCAAGAGTTCTGCTACTGCTTTCTTCTGGAACCAGTAGAGGAACGCTTTCTCATTGAGTGAAGGTTTAAGGCCGTAGTCATTAGACGATGAAAGAGCTTCAACTGTCTCCTCGACTGTTGGCGAGTTAAGGATTGCGGGAGATGTATTATCCACGCGAGTTGATACTTTGCTGGTGTCCAGTACAGGTTGGACTTCCTTAACGACCTGCGTAACGACAGCAGCTCTTTTCGCTTCTCTTGTTTGCTGTTCGAATTCATTGATTAGTTTGGTTAGGAACTCCTTAAGCTCAGGGAACTTTACCTCGGTGGCTAGATGTTCTGGTGTTACGTTGGCAGGAAGGGATGTAAAGGTGTATACATCTTTCCATGTTTTGATGTTGCGGATGGAGTACTGAAACTTAATACGTTCGCATAAGTTGCCAAGTTGCTTACGACGTTTCTTAAGTTCTGACTCTGTGAATGATGGGAGACTGTCTAGACTCATAGTTCTTCTTCTTTCGTCTTGAGGATTATCTTAAAGAAAGTAATCATATCTTGTCTGTTCTCACGTATCCATCTCGACGCCATTACTCCCGCCTGAACTTCTGTAAGTGGCATCTGCTTTAGGATAGCTCGTTGGAGTGTCTTAACATTAGCTTCTTGTAGCCACATAGCTACACGACGACGGTGAGAGCGTTCCTTCTCTAGACGAAACTTCTCTACTGATTGTAACCAAGCATTGTAGTTCCAGAGGAGAGGAAGCTTTAGTTCAGGGCAATCTTCCGATGGCATCTGAATATAGCAAGTGTGTCTATTTTGACAGACGGCTAGAATAGCTTCTGCTCTGTCGTAAGGAATGGATTGATAGTCAGAGTCATTAAGGTAATTATCCTCGTCGACTTGCTGGGATTTGCCTAGAACATCATCAACGTATTTCTTTACGTCAATAAGTATCTGGCCTTCTGCTACGAGAGGGAGGGTTTTTGACATGATAGTGGAGGCTATAAATTAAATGCTCCCGTCACAATACTTATCATGACAGGAGACTTTAACTGATTACCACCAATTAGGCAGCAACAGACGGCACTTCCTCTTCTTCTTTCTTGGGAGTGCGCTGCTTGTCTTCGCGCATCTGACGGTAAGCGCGAATGTCGTCGTTGAGTTTCATCAACGCAGGAGAGAACTTACCATTAACGATGGCTTCCTGTTTGACACCATCAATGACGGCATGACCCTTCTCAATCATCTGAATTGCAAGAGCTTGCAATTCATCAATGAGGTCATTAATCTCCTTGAGCTTGAGACCAGCCGAGGAGAAGTCGGTCAGGTACTTCGCGAACAACGCTTCGTCAAAGCGACCATCGGCATCAATGCTGTCGCCAGCAATGGATTGCGCGGTAGCCTTGAGAGCCTTGCGAACGATGTTGATGAGGTTGCCATCACCCAACCACTCGAATACCTTTTCCTTGTTCTCCAAGGTGAGGTCAATCGCGGGGTAGAAGGTGTTAGCCTTGTCACCTTTCAAGCGTTTGAACGGGATAATTTCGTCGGACAGCGTAACGTCATTACGAGTAACGCTGATGTTATACTTCGGAGCCACAGGCTCATTTTTGTTTTCTGACATACTAACTTTTCTTTCTACGTTTGTTTTGTTTGTGGGACAGTAATACCTAGAGAGACCAAACAAGTTCTTTCGAACCTAAACAACTCTCTAGTCTACTGTTTTTTATTTGCACGCGTGCAGTTGTGATACATACGGTCACTACTAACTTGCAAACAAAGTGTTCATCTGCGTCACCGCAGGGAGATTCTATATAGCAAGAACCATGCCAACAGAAATTATACTACGAAAGTATAATGTAATATAGAAGATGATTCTACGGTTTGTGCTTGTAGAAAAATGCACCTTCATGGAAGCCATAGTAGTCAGACAAGAAGCACCAGTCAGGTTGGAAGATACCTTGCCTAGCCCAGAAGAATTTTTTCTTGGACAAGTCAACTACTATATCATAACCAAATCCACAGTCAAGTGCACACAGGTAACGCTTATCTACGATGAAAAGCGGCAGGATTTCCCATGTCCATTTCCAGTCATTTAAACCTGTTGTGATTTGCTTTTCCCTTTTGTCCCAAGTAGTCCATTGCCAAGCAACAGGAAACTCTCTACGGGAAGGCTTTATCTGTCCAAAGAGTTCTTCGCAAATAGCTCGCTGTTCGTTAGTTAATTGGATGGTTGATTTCACGGGATGTTACTTGTTGGGAGTTCTTGGCGAACCATTCAGTAGCTGGTCCGTCGTTTGGTGAAGTACGGCAGAGAAAACCACGGTCGTCTTCCTGTACAATAGGAAGGATGAATGTTTCTTTACCGAGGATGTTGATACGTGCGTGACGTTGTTTTGGTTCTTGCTTCATTGTAGTTCTTTTATTACGTTTGTTTGTTTATCCCGTGACTGAAAAACTGTCCACTCTTCTGGATGGAACTTTGCAAGATGTTTCATTTTGAGTTGCAGGTCATTAAACTTTTGCATATCAGGTTGGTCTAAATGGCCTCGTTGTCGTTGCATCTTGTTAATAAGAACACAAATGTCCTTGTTAACTGTTAGCATTTCTTCTAAAATTTTACGTTGTACTTTCATTGTATTGTTAGTTTGTTTATTGCTTCTTCCACTTTCTCTCTAGGGCCAATGCCTATTGTCTTCCAGAAGATAAAGAATATTCTCTTCTTTAAGAACCAGATGTTATGGACTAAATCAAATGGAACTGCTTTGTATTTCTTCATAGTCATTCCTTCATCGCCTCGGCGTAGGAGGCGAGGGCTGTTTGACAGGCATCGCAGCCTATGCCGCCGTCCTGTGTGCAATCACATAGCGATGCCACATTAAGAAGTCCCGCCACCCGCTTCCACTTCTCGGCTCTGGAAGTCTCGGCGGATAGGCGGCGTTCGAGGGGGCCAACATCAGGCATGATTGATAGGTCAATGTGTCCAGTTCCGTTCTTGGGTGCGTCAAGGTATTCAATCCAGCAAACCGGAAACATCGTCGTCAATCTACCACATGGTTTATCGGTGCAAATCTGATATGACTCTTGGGTCAGTCCGCAAGCCGCTTTGTGAATGGCTTTGCACAAGGTTTGCTCGTCTGAATGTTGCTCACTCCACGGCGCAGCAATCAAATCGAAGTCGCGGCATAATGAGCCGTGAACTGCTATTGCGTAACCACATTGTTTAGCCGCTTTACGAATAGCTGGCAACTTGGATTCATAGAATGATTTTAACTTAGACGGCGAACCGATTCTAGTCCATTGGAACTCCGTCTCCGGCGTAGGTGTCTGGTTCGGGTTCATAGGATTGAAAAATGGTGACAGCACCAGAAGTAGTTCATGAATTGCTACTGTCCATTCTTCCGCTGTTTTCTTTGTTGTCATTTCCGTAGGTTGGCGTGATTCTGCAAAGCCGTTAATAGCACATCAACATTGCTATCTGGTTCTTCTGTTGCAATCCTTGCACCTTCTGCCAACTCATCACTCACCTTTCTCTCGGCGGCGAGGAGTTTGATAATCTGTTGAATGGCTAACGCTGCATCATCGTCAGGCAAACCGCCGTGAAAGTCGTAGACGACCTGCTTAACTTTTTCCAACTCCTCGCTCAATCTCTTAATCTCCTCGTCCTTCGCGGCGATTTTAGCCTTATAGATTTTGGCTTCTTCACCGTATTGTTTAACTACATTTTCTAATCTGGCCGCATAGTCCAAATCCTTCGCGGCGGTGGCTAGGCGGCGTTCAAGGGAGCGGGCGAATGAAGCTGGAACTGTATTCCGATGTTGGACAACTCCGTAAATTAAGCGGCTGTTATCAATCACACACAAGGCATCCGTTTCCGGCGTAGGTGTATGGTTTGGGGTGGTCATGAGAATTGAATGAATTTAATGTTAGCTCTTGGATGCATGGCTTTAACACCCTTCTTAATTTGGATGTAATTTCTCCCGCACAAGAAGCAGTCGTGTTCGCCGTTGATATAAACATGGAGCACTTCTTCTCTTCCAAGTCTGATAATATAAATGCCGCGTTTGGGGACAGGTGATTTTCTCACTTCTTCTTCTTGTTGGTTGTGGTTGTTTCTGTTGTCCTAACCAGTCGCCGAAGCCAATCCCGATTGGCGCGGTCTGGTTATTCGAGAACGTCTATTACGCTCTAAATTCATCGGTTCGGGCTGGCTTGGCTCCAGCGTTAGGCACTTATCGCATTCGTGAACAACCTATCTGCCTCAAACATTTCGGCGCGGGCCATCGCATACTCCACCGCCTGCTTTTTCCTTTTCCTCTGGCGATTGTGCCATGTTCTGCATTCCGAGCGCCTTCAGGCGTTCAGACGCTTTATGAGCTTCGAGGACCAGTTTTATGATTTCAGCTTTCTTTTCTTCGGTCATATCGTTTAGCCTTTCATGTATTTCTCAACACGCGCAATCCATGCCATGTAATCCTTGCCGTGCTGATTGTTGCCGTGAGTCTTTTTAACTCTTTCCTTGAACTCGTCCAGCGTTCCACGGAAGCAGCCGCAGACTACTTCCGTCCGCTTTTCGTCGAAGAAAATGATGGTCTTTTCTTGTCTGGAACCGATAGCGGGAGATGAAATGCTTTCAGGTTTTGCTTTCCAGTCGGAGCAGTAGGAGCAGCCGGTGCAGTTGTTGCAGTAGGAGCAGTTTTTAAGCGTTGGCGCAAATAATTTCGCTTCTTCTTTGGTTTTCCAAAAGTTATTCTTTTCGTCGTAAAATAAGCCGTTTCGTTCTGTGATTTTCATAATGGTTTAGTTGTTAGCAATCGCGGGAATGTTGGGTTGGGTGCAGGTGTCGGTGTAGTTGGTTTTCATATAGTCATATTACCTAGTCCATCGTCAGTTGTTGCAAGACCATTAGAGAATACTCCGTCAGAGTCTGCATAATAGGTGGTGAGATTTAAGTCTCCACCCCACGGACCTGACAAGTAAACTGCTGTAAGTTTTGTGTCACTGACAAAAGTACATTGCATAGTGTACTTTGCTTGCCAGTTATCAGCGACGATTGAACCTATTTGAATAGTTCCAATTTTTCCGGCAGTAAATCCTGTTCCTGTGATAGTAATTGTACTGGTAACAGGATTAAATGGGTCGTCAGCAATGCTAACTAAGGTGTACGGAGTTAGAATGGTTAATGCTCCCGCTAAAGTAGCATAGTTAGCTCCGGTGTCTGTGATAGTGATATCATAGGTAGTATTAATAGTTAAACCAGTTGGAACTTTTATAATAATACTGGTTGAAGAAATAAACTTAACAACAAAACAAAGAACTAGACCAACGTAAACGAAGGTAGTTTCTTTCGTGAAGTTTGTTCCGGTTAAAGTAACCTCTGCTCCCATCATTGCAGAAGATGGAGAGATTGAAGTAAGGGTAATTGGATTAGTTGGTGTATTGTTACGCAGGTTAATAAGCTGGTGACCATCCCAACCAGTTAGTGCAGCGATAATTGTGAGATAGGCCACTCTAGCCAGTGCTGCTGTTGTGTAGGTGTAGGTCTTTGAACCAATTGTTAGACCAGTTGTACCATCCCAAGAAACATTTGTCGGCAATGGAAATACATCGCCTTGTGCTGTAATTATATGCATAGTTGTATTAGTCCTTCCTCATACTAGAGTTAATTAGCTCCAGCTGAACGAGCAGGATGTTTATATCCACCAGATACTTCGTATGCAGAAACGGTCTTACGTTGTTCTGTTAAGCGTTCTGTTTCCGGTATGATTGCTTCGAGTTGTTGTGGTGAATAGAACAGAATAGTTTTGCCATTGTGTTCTCTGACTGTTGGTGTTGTGTCTAGTTTAGGAGTGTTCATTTTAGGTTTAGTATTCTAACCATGTTTACTTTCCAGTTAAGATTACCTTGCTTATCAGCAGAAGGAGGACAATATCTATCAGCAAGAAAATAGATGAAAGCACGGTCAATATTATGCACTTTATAATCGTACATAGCGTGCTTGACTGTGTTGAAACAGGCTTGACGGGGAGATGTGTGGTTGTAGTGTGAAAGGATGCCATAAGGATGTGAAGTGTTAGTACCGCCTTCTACTCTGTAGATTGCATCTACTATGTTAGTGATTGTTAGAAGCATAAATTATTTTGACAGCAGTCGTTGAGCACAACCTTACAGAGGTTCTTGCAACCTATAATGGTATCTCTGATTGCTAATATACTAGCGCTGTCAAATTGGTGATAACCCTAGGCACTTAAGCAACTAGCACTCCAGTTCATTGTCGCTGGATTGGTTATCAAATTGGTGGTCTCGCCAAGGTTTGATACTTGGATGATACAGACAGCTTTGAGTCGTTAGCTCTAGTTCCATCTATGTATCTTACTGTAGTTCCGAGCTACAGCATGAGCGTCTATATTTCGCCACGAGACCATTAAGTAGAGTAGTGACAGAAGATTTGAACTCCTTGACCTTCTTACACCAACAACTCTGCGCTGAGTCGCTTGTAAGCTGCTCATTTACTGGGGCACTAATTCCCATAGAGCTTCATCACTACTCTACTTAATGCACAGACATTAACTCGTCTGTGAGAGGCTAATACTAATTATTTCTTCCGATACTGGTTCTTATTACAACCCACTACGATTTACACCTAATGTGATACTGAATTCAACTATTAAATTTGTCTCAAACTAGTGTTCTATTCTGTCAAGATGCTAATTCTAAGATTGAAGCTATCTAATGACAAACACTGGGACGCATTTTTTTAATAGTTGAATTCAATACACATACTATAGACTGGTATGTGAGCAGTTGTTTATATCAAGGAATCGGACGAAGTTCGATGGGATAATCTTTGTAGATAGGTTCAAGAGATACATACATCTTCTCATAACCTTCTGGCATACCGTTCATGTCAAGGTTAAAAGCCATGATACACTGAAGTTGGAGAGCTGTCAATACTTCGACTGGTGACTGTTTGCCAGTCATATTGTCTTTGATTCTGACTTTGTAATGACTGCCAGTTTCAGATTCAGCATGAATCCGGCAATCTTCGAATGTTGCATCTATTAGGAACATATGTTGTTTTGTTTGTTTGTTTGTTTGTTTGTTTGTTTGTTGTGACTGAAATCTATTATAGCATATTTTGTGCCAAAGTTAATGTGACAAAAGACTGTGAGCTATTTCATCGTATTTCCAACCGCGAGCATCACAGTAACCTTCATAGTATGCTTTCAGGAGAGAAAGTTCTTCCTGACGACGTTCGTATGTAATAGCAAAGTTATTGCTAACCATCGCAGCATCATGCAGGACAGAACGGTTAAGAGATTCTATAGTTAGGTGAGGAGGTTGTTTGTTCATAGAGAAAGTACCATTGATTGTTCTGGTTGTAAGTAAATTAGTTAGTGCCTTGCTCGCGCTGAGAGTTAGGATGGCTTGTTACCTGCACGATGTTTCCAAGCTGGATGATTAAAGACTGTATCCAGTCCAACTTCGCTAACAATTCTACTATCCTTGTAAACCTGTCCAACAGAAGGATGCTTAGCTGAACTTCGGGAAATTGTTTTAGTTTTGAACTGTGAGAAACGACGGCGATTAAGTTCAAATCTCCTGAGTTGCGTAAATTCGTAGGTTGTCATAGTACGTAAGAAACAAACCGTCCAAGTTTACCGTTGATAACACGTCTGATATTGTAACAGTCTGGAATACTCGAATTCTTCAGATATCTAATAGCTTCCGCGTAGGTACTCTTAAAGACAATAGAAGATGGTTCAGAAGACCAAACAAGCGCAACTGGTGTTTCGTCCAAGACAGGACTATTGCTGTGGATAACAGGTTGTGGGTTAAGGCTCATGGTATTAAATTTTGTAGTAGGGAACAACGGTTTCAGCTTCTTTCCTTGAGCAAGGAAGAACATCCCAGTATGGTGGTTCATTACCAACTGGAGTAGTCCATGCTAGAAACTCTTCGTCAGAAATCGGCATACTATAAAGTATCCAACCATCAGTGTCATGCTGGTGACGAAACGATAGTTTTTGGGTAATAACACTTCATCTTTACAGAGACGATTGTAGAGTGCTTTCATGGTAGTTTGGTTGCTAAAGGTTGAGGAAAGTTAAAGATTATATAAAGAAAGTATAAGTATTGATTATATTTTATATTATACATATATATGAATATAAATATATATATTATATATTATATATTTTATATATAATGGCGCGTAAAAGAGACTTTTGAGGCAAAAAGTATAATATCGTATATAACGCATACTATTACCTTACTTATATAATGCCACATCGCGAAGGGGAAAGGGTGGCAAAAGACAAGGTTAGAGCTTGCAAACGACTCTAGCGAGATAACTCAGCTAATAAAGCCAGTACAAGAGAGCATGGTAGTATAATCTAATATAGAACTTTGCTAAGCGAGGATGGTGCTTTGGAGAAGATTATCGGAAGATTAAGAAGCCAGAAATTGGCGAGTAGAATATTAGATATAACGACAGTATAATCAATTTGAGAAAGGGACGTTCTAGCCAGAGTCAGATATTTCCTATTCCCTGACTAGAACGTTTGTATTGATTGCATAACACTTATAGAAGTTTCGAGCAGAGTGGGAGCTACGTTACCACGCAGTTTCAGTCCGTGCAGAATATAACACGGCAACGACTCATCCTTATTCATTCGTTACGGCAGTAACCAGTCCCAAAGTGTGCAGCCAGAAGCGCACTACTCGTGAGATGTTGGAATTTAATACTGTCTAAGATGCTACTGTATACCATTACATCTTTGCCCTCTTGCTGGTCAGTTTCTAGGCGGTTTGCTTGCTCTAGAGTAAGGGATTGTGCCTGTTTTCGCAGACTTGCTATTCTACCGATTAGGATAGTATAGGGCCACCGATAGTTAAGACTACTGTTTTGCAGAAATAAAAATCCACCGTAGGAGCAGAGTTGCTCAACTACGGTGGATTGTGCGAGTTAGGACACGGCGGTTTATTCAACCTTTGCCGCCGAACGGTAGTTTTGGTCGTACCACGCGGCACAAACCACCGGAATGGTCGCCTGAACTTCCATGTGATAGTTGCGTTCGGCATCACTGCCAGCATTCGCAACTTCATTCAGCTTGATACCAAAGCGCACAAGGGAAAACATCGGCGCATTGAGCGGGAGATGCCACTCGTTACCATCTTTGGAAACAAGCTTACCCTTCGTGCCGACTTTCCAATCACCGTTCGTGGTGATGATATCCTTTTGCAAGCGTCCGAGAGCGGAGTTGACATCATTGATAATTTTGTCCCAATGATTCCCAATCTCATTTTTAAACGGGAGCAGGCTGATTTTTGCATCGGCATTGCCAAGTTTTGACATAACTATATTACTGTTTCTTTCCCATACGACATTCACAAAAGGCTCGGCAGACATTGCACGAATTATTCTTGTGAACAAGGCATGGAAATACTATATTCAAAACTTGCCTAAACTCGCGAAATTCAGTTTGGCGCAAAGGTTCGCAACCTTAAAACGCGTCTGTCAATCGCATCTGTGTTTAAATGTGCGTAACAGGTTACGCTGACGGCGCACACGTGCATGGAACACTTGCCCATGCAGCAAACGATATGTAAAAGAACTACCCACATATACAGTTATCAGTTACCCTAATGATACAAGACAGGATAACTGACCATTTGAATTATCAGTTACCCTAATACAAACAAGTAGCTTAACTTATGGGGAAAAAGTCGAGTAACCCAGAAGTGAAGCCCGATTCGCATACCCCCTTTCTCATACAAAATTCCTCCACCACACTTATTCTCCCTATATAACTATCTTTCTCTCTGGCATCTTTCTTGCTACTAAATCAAGTATGACAGAGAAAACAGCAGCACAAATAGCGCAGGATACAAAGTTCCTTTCAAGTCACTTTGGACAGTGGCTCTTAAGTGAACAGGCACAAGGGAAAAGTCCAGAGAAGTTTCTGAAAATACAATGTCCTCAGAGCAAGAGCAAATAAGAATTTCCTACGAACAGTTAGGAATGAGTCCTGACGAGATTGCGCAGGATAGAGAGCTAGAACCGGAAGCGGTTAAAATGGCTCTGGCTTCTTGTTCTCCGAAATACCGTAAAGATTGTGGTCTTGAAGACAAAGTTACTCACGGAACTGGCACCCTTCTTAACTTCTCGGACGAACAACTTGAGAAAGTCAATGAGCGTCTCTTTGGTTTAGCTGTTGGTTCTGAGAATGAAGTTGTTGCTCTTGCAGCGTGTAAGTATATTCGTGACGATAAGAAAGGTCGTTTGGATGCTGTTAAAGCTTTGGCGGGGACGACCTTTAATGTACTAATGTTTAACGAACAGATGAAGAAGGTTAACGAGATGATTTATGGACAGCCGCCAAAACAAATAGGAGAAAGTACATCATAACTTATGGCTGCCATTAAAGACATTTCTCCTAAAGACCTTGAGGCATTAATCAATGCTGGACGAGGGTCAGAAGTTCTGGCGGCAAAAGAACCTGTACCCAAAGTTGAGCCAACACCTTTCGAGAAAGAACCTGTTCAACAAGAAGTTGTCCAGCCGGAAGTTAAACCAGAGATAACTTACACGCAAGGACGTAAATACGCTGGTGACTTTTGTGACGATGATGAACGTCCTTCCGAAGGTTGGGTTGCAATGCAGTTCCCCACTCCTGCTCATGTTCTAGCAATGTTCAATGATAGCATTATGACCGGAGAGGTTACAATGCATCTGTGGCAGAAAGAAGTTAACCTTGACTTAGCACCAGCTGTTAAACCAACTTCCAAGAATCCACTTAAGTACTTTCTAGTTGCTGCTAACGGTTCTGGCAAAGATGCATTTGTTATTGCTCCTTTCGCTATTTGGTTTGTTCTCTCGAAGGTTCGTAGTCAGGTAATCATTACTTCTGCATCAGGAACACAGTTAACTGCTCAAACAGAATCCTACATACGTTCACTAGCCGAGCGTGTAAACCAAAAGTGCGGGACACAAATCTTTAAGATTCGTCAACGCTATATTCGTTGTCTTAAATCCGGCGCTGTTATCCGAATGTTTGCAACAGATGAAGCTGGTAAAGCAGAAGGTTATCACCCGCTAGAACCTAATGCAGAGATGGCGATAATTAAGAACGAGTCAAAGTCTATCTCGGAAGACATTCACAAAGCTCTTAAACGTTGTACAGGATATAACTATTGGTTAGAGATTAGTTCGCCCGGAGCGCCAATAGGTGCTTTTCACTACGCAGCAACTAACTGGCCAAACGGTCGTTCAGTAACTTCCTACGATTGTCCACACATCTCCGAGCAGGAAAGAGAAGAGGATAAAAGAGAACTAGGCGAGAGTAGTCCTGAATATCGTTCAAAGCATCTAGCCCTGTTTACCTATCTTGATACCGAGACAGTAATTCCTGCTACCATTGTTGATAAACTTATCTCCAATCCTCCAACCTTTACTTTCGCAACTTGGCCTGTTCGTATTGGTATTGATATCGCGGCTGGTGGCGATGAAACTATCATCACAGCTTGCAAGGGAACTAAGTTACTATTAGAAGAATGTCTTGTTGAGAAAGATACCACTGTTACGGCAGCTTGGTTAGATGGAAGGTTAACTAAGTTAGGAGTACCCAAAGAACACGAGTTTATTTTTGCTGATGATGGTGGCATAGGACATGCTGTAGTAGATATGTTAGTCTCGACGTATGGGTGGAACATTAAGCGTGTTCTTAACCAGAGTGCAGCGTACAAACGAAAGCAGTTCGGTAATCGCGGTGCAGAACTCTACTTCTTTGTTAAGAGAGTGTTCGAGGAAGGATTATTTAACCTTTCGAATATCTCGAAGAAATGTAGAGAACAGCTTGTTTCTCGTAAGTACAAACAACAGCAGGGTGGTAAGATGTACCTGCAGCCGAAGAAGCAAGCTAAGTCGGAAGGCTTACATTCGCCTGACCGAGCAGATGCTTTTGTTTTAACATTTTGCGGTCTTAGTATCGAAGACTTTCTTGACGAGACAAGAGTTAAGGAAGATAGCGTATCTAAGCGAAAAGTTTTGAAAACATCTATGGATGTTCAGACGTACTATGACGGTATAACTTTCGGTGAGTACGAAATGATTCAAGGTAGTAATAGTAAAGGCACTAAAGCAAACGGCTCCTTGCAAGTTGCCTTAAAACTAGGAGCTAGTAAAGAAGAAGATAAATATGGTCTCCACCAAAACAACTAAAGAACCAGCAGCTATGTCTGCTGAACGAGAAGCTCCGGCAGAAGAAAAAGGTTCAATGTCAGTACCTATCTCCGAAGAGTTTCAAGCTCGCACACTTGACCACCTCGGCTCTGCTAACGAAGATGAACTGAAATTCGTCCAAGACCAAGTGTTCAAACATCTCGAGAAAGTTCGTCAGAAAGCCGAGAAGAAACGTGAGTTGCATCACACTGATGACGATATCGGCGCTTTCAATGCAGTTAAGAATCCGGAAGAGTAACCTACCACTATTATGGGAGCAGGAGAAATGAACGACAGTGTGGCTTTACCACCACTTCCGATGAATGGTTCTACGAACCAAGCGCCAGAAGAACAGGTAAAGATTGAGAAGGTAACGGACTACCAGACTATATCATCGAAGCTCAAAGCTCTGATACAGGACTGGGAACACTACCGCGAGAAAGCTAAAGAGAACCGCAAGACCAGAGATGTGGAGTTTTCTATAGAAACCTTGCGTCGTGAAGGCACTCTTGATGAAGATGAAACAATGATTCCTGTGCGTATCATTGACACAAATATTCAACGAGAACAACCTCCGTATATCAACTATCTCAAGAACTCTCGTCGTATCTGCATCTTCAAATGTCTTTCTGACCCTGATATTGACACCGATAACCTTGAGTTGGAGTTTACTCGTGGAATGACTTATCTTGACTGGGAGAAAGCTCACTTCAAAGTCATAGACGGTGCTGCTACTCATGGCTGGGATACTTGTGAGGTAGTCTATGATACAACCAAGCCACTGAATGTTGGTATTGAACACGTTGGTTTTGATCATCTTTACTGGCCAAGAACAACCAAAGATATTCAACAAGCTCCCAGAATTATTCGTGGTTATGATTACTCTCTTACCGAACTGCAGAAGTTTGTCGAGAAGTTTGGCTGGAACGCAGCAGAAGTAAACAAGATTGTTAATGCACGTAGACAGGGTAAGAAAGAAGGAGAGACAACCAGAATACATAAGGTAATGTATAAAGAGGATGGTATTGTAATGGTTGCTTGGTTTTGTACAGAAGATGGTGTTGCTGATTGGTTAAAAGCTCCTGCGCCTTTGTATATTGGTATCGACAAACAAGTACAGGAAGTCGACCCAATGACACAGCAGCCCATAGCTAAATGGGTTCCTGTTCCTCAGAAAGAATACCCTTACTTCATTCTTCCTTACCGTGAGTCAGAGAAACCGAAGTTAGTTGAACGTCATGGTAGGGTATTCCTTGACGCACCTAAACAAGAAGCACAAACAGGAGTTCTTTCCTCTTTCGTTAATGGTGTTTCTCGCGCTACAAAGATTCTTGCTTCTCCTGCACAAGACGATGGTTCTGGTAACTCTGTGAAAGAGATAGCAGATAATCCAATCGAAGGTGGGACGGTTCTTAACAAACCATTTAACTTCTTTTCTGCTCCGTATCCTAGCTTTGAGATTCTCAAAGCTTTGCAGTACATGGATACCAGCAACTCGCAGGAAACAAACCAGACTAACTTTGCAGTAATGAATCGGCAAGATAGCCGCAAAACTGCAAAAGAAATGTCTCTCGCAGAACAGCAGAGTAACTTACTAAATAGTGTTCAGTTAACTTTGTTCTCGTCCTATATCCGTGGAGTTTATTCTCTTGCTTGGTTAATTGTACAGTCACAGGCACAGCAGAACTTGGTTACTTTCCTGCTTGTTAACCAGCCACAACCTGTGATGAATCCTAACACAGGTCAACCTCTCATTGTTCAAGGCCAACCCTTAACTAAACCTAACTGGGTTAATGACACAAAGACTATCTCTGCTACGTTTGAAGTCAGGGCGGCGGGTGATGTTGATGTTATTCAGCGTTCTGAATTGCTGCAACAGATGAAACAAGATTGGCCTGTACTACAGAAGACTGCCCTTGCGACACAGTTCTTGGCTGACCTTGTTCGTCTATCATATCCTTCCAAAGGAGAACAATACGCCAAGACTATTCTTGAAGGCGACGCAAACCAGATTCACCAATTACAGCAACAGTTACAAGAGATGTCTGGAGTTGTTTCAGGGTTTACAGTTCTCTGTCAAGAGCTAGTTAAACAACATGACCAGACTATTCAAACCTTGTCTCCCGAAGACCAAGCTAAACTTGGACAGTTAATGATGGCAGGAGACAAAATCAAACAAACGGTTGAACAACAACAGAAGAAAGCGAGTGGCCACTAATGACACCATATGAAAGAGGTCTGCAAGGTTCGGCGTGGCAAGAACCAATCCAGCAAGAAGAAGATGCTGCAAAAATTAATGCACGACTGGCTTGGTTATCTTCGGAACGGACGCAAGAAGTCTTCAAAGACATAATGAAACAATCTGACTCTTTGGTTACTGATGCCATTGGGTTAGCAAAAGTAAACCATCAGTCCGACAATAGTAAACAAATAGTCAGTAAACTCATAGAGGCTGATACCCTCAGAAAGGTAGTGATTAAGTATGGCAGCAGATAATGAAATAAGTCCGGATGGAGTTCCTTCAACTGAACAAATTCCTACGGCAGAAGTTCCGGTTGTTGCAGCAGAACAAGTTGCAGCAGAACAAGTTACAAACGAACCAGAAGTAACTCTTGCTGATTTTGCGGCATTGAAAGATGCTCCGTTAATGTCTAAAGCTGGGGAAAAGAAAGAAGAGCCAAAGAAGGAAGAAACTGTTAAGGTTGAAGAAAAGGAAGCTGAACAACTACAAAAGGAAGCAGAAAAAACAACTGACAAGACTGGTCAGCCAATTGCACCAAAGAAAGGCCTTGCTCGTGACTACTCTGGTCTTCCTGAGAACATGGTTCCGTTGTTTAAAACAATGGGCAATCAAACCTTTGATGCTCTTAAACCTTTCTACTTGGAAGCTGTCAAGGCTCAGACAGAACTGGCTGAACTCAAGAAGAATCCTCCACAAGCTAATGGTCAGCCTAAAATTCCTGAATCATATGTTGAACATCCAGAAGCTTATACCTTAACACCTGAATATGCTTCTGCTGCAAACGCAGCTCAGGAAGCACAGAGTGTTCTGGAACATTGGCGTGACCAACTTGATTCTGTTCGTAATGGCGCAACCGAGTTCCAAACTCTTGTTCGTGACCCTAAATCTGGACAAATTGTTTACGGTGCTAATCAGAAGGTTGACCAGAGAACTCAATCATTCTTAGAGAATGTGTTCTTTAATGCTAACAATCAAGCTGGGCAATTTCAGTCGAAATTAGCTTCTGTCAAAAACGAATATACCGGTAAACATACTAAACTTGTTGGAGATATTCGTGAGTGGGAAAAGAAGGTATTTGATGTGTTTGAAAATGAACAGCATCCTCTTGTTCCAGCTTACAAGGATACTCTATCTAAGTTTCCGGCAGCAGTTCAAAAGAACATTCTTGCTCAACCATTGGCAAAGGCTATGACTTCCATCAATGCCCTTGTTAACATGATTACTGAACTCAAGAAGAATGGCGGCAAAGCGGCACCGACTCTTGACGAAAAGAAAGCAGCTGCACAGAAGAAAGCTGGTCCGACTTCTGGTGGTACTGCTGGTGCTGACGAAAATAACGACGAAGTAACTCTTGATGACTTTAACAAAGCGAAAGAGTAGGTTATGTTCCTAATCTTTGACACCGAAACTACAGGTTTCCCTTCAAAGAATCTTCCGAAAGAAAATCCAGCACAGGCAAGGATAGTCCAACTAGCCTTCCTGCTGCTGGACAAAACTTTAAAGAAGTTTCTTGTTTCAAATCACTTGTGCGTTTGCCTACTGGTAAAACAATAGCATCTGGCGCACAAGCTGCTCATGGTATCTCGACAGAAGAGTGTAATAAGTACGGTGAGTTTATCGAGAACATCATGCCGCTGTTTAACTCTCACTTGTTGAGGGCTGAGTTAGTTGTTGCACACAATATTAACTTTGATTCTCAGTTAATTAATATCGAGAATGAAGGTAATGAGATAACGATAGATTGGTCACATCGTAAGTTCTTGTGCACGATGCAACTAATGACACCAATCTGCAAGTTACCCTCACAACGACAAACATACAAGTGGCCTAAACTTCAAGAGGCATATCAGTATTGCTTCAAAGAAGACTTCAAAGGTGCACATGATGCTCTAGCAGACGTTAGAGCTACTGCCCGTGTTCTTCGATGGTTGTTTGACAACCGTCACGTTAGTCTGTAAAACATTCCTGTGTCAAGAAGGCTTGGCACAGGAATTGCTATTACTATCTTGCTTCTACGAGATTGAGCAACTCACTGGCTTCTATCGCTGTTTCTTTGAGCCGAGAAACGAAGTTTGTTGGTTTGATAGTTTTCTAAACCATCATTGTTCGTTAACTTAACTAAACAAAATTATGCCTCTCGCAACTATTCCGGCGATAGATGCTAACATTTGTTCAGGTTGGACTCAACAGGATATCAACCTTTACAATAAGTTACCTTTCTATCTTGCCAAAATGCAGGTCGAACGGCGCAAAACGTGGACTACGTGGCGTCGTTTCTTCGGTAAAACAAAGTGGACTCCGAATATGGGTCCGGTTATGCGTTCTGTTACTAAAGAACCTTCACCGCATATTCGTCAGTTTGCTTATCCAAACGAAATCAGTATCGCTCCGAAGAAGGACGTTATTGATATTCGTGAACGCTCAATCGATGAATATGTGTATCGTCACCGTTTCGAGTCGAATGTTCTTAACTTCGTTCCTTCTTTCCGCGACTTCTTGACTGACCACGTTGACGCGTGTGGTCAAGATATCATGGAAAAAGAAGAGCGCTTTGAGGACATTTATCTTCGCGGTCGTGTATTCCATGCTGCTCCTTGGGTATGGGTTGCTGACGCTGTTAGTCCTTTGGCTTCTGCTCCTGTGGGTATCGGTTCTACTGTTGCTCCGGATGGCAAAGTTACTGGATTCTTGCAGTCTCTCATTCCGTTGATTGGTAATGCTGGTAACCTCTCGTTCCAGACCATCAACAAGATGTTGACTGTCATGGAAACTGACCTACGTGTTCCTGCGTTCTCTGGTTCTGGTATTCCGAAAGATAGTGAAGGTATGTCAGACAAATATGTACTTGTCTGTTCTGCCGAAGCTTTCAATCAGTTTACCTTTGACCCGTGGCTGCTGAACAACAAGAACTGCCAGTTGGATGTGGTTAACGACCGCTTCCGTGGTTCTTTGTTTGGTCGTGTTACTTGTATGCTCGAAGACAAACCTTTGCGCATGAAGGTTGATGGTACGTTTGCTGCACCGGAAGTTCGTGAACTCAGTCCTGCTGCTTACAATGTGGGTGAGAGTATCCCGAATCCAACCTACACTTCTCTTGACCCTGTTAATGGTTCTCCTTACGAGTTCGCATTCTTGGTTGGTGCAGAAGGTTATGAGAGTATCGAAGTCGGACCTCCTCCGTCTGCGTTCTCTGGTAATGGTATGCCGAAGGGTTTTGGTAAGATGTTCTGGAATGGTGAAGTCCAGATTACCAAGAACTTCCTCATTCCTTGCTACGATGATACTGGTACGCTCTACTGGGAAACTAACCAGTATGGTGAATACCTCAAGTTCATCAGCCAAGTTACGTTTGGTGTCAAACGCAAACAACCGCGTAACATCATTCCAATTCTGTTCGCGCGTAAACGTGGTCAATAATCAACTCTCTGTAAACACTTAACTAAATAAATTGATTATGAAAAAATTAACCTCTCTGATTAGTCTCGCGGCTTGTTTGGCTACTGTCTCTGCTTTTGGTTATGGAAGCACTGGCTTTACTGGTCAACCTTCGCCGACACCATTGGTGGTCACTTTGACCGCTGGAACTCCAACCTGTGTGTTGTCTAACAATGTCACTATTCAGTCTGTAAGTCTCACAACTACAGCTGCTAGTGCGCTCGTTAACTTCTACGACTGCAATAACACAAATGCACCGTATTATGGAACGAACTACGTTAATAGTTCAACATACGTAACATCGGCTGGTATCGCTACTAACTATGTGTCGTTTAGTTATCAGACTAACTATAGTGTCGCTGGCACTCTGTTGCTCTATACTAACTATTACACGAACACTGGTTGGTGGACGTACTCTGTAACCAATACTCCTTCTACGAACGCTTTGCCTGTGCAAGCTTCGTTGTTTGCGATTAATGGACAGATTGCTTCGTATCCTAGCCCGATATCCTTCCAGCAGGGTATTACACTATTGTCGGCGTCTAACGTTACGGCAATTCTGTACTACACTCCTAATAAATAATTAACAATGGTTGTGTCCCAGTATTTTGCTGGGACACAACCTCTTCTTTACTATGAAATTTTTACCTTTGATTTTCTCGTCTGTTATCCTTTCAATTTCCTCTTTTGCTCAAAATTTTTCGCCTATAGTTAATGGTTCTAGCACGTTGCCGAGTTATGTGTTGACTAATGCCTCTGCCTTTCAACCTGCTAGTGGGACGTTGACCAATCTATCCATAAGTAATGGTGGCCCTTTGACCAACCTCAATGCGACAACTCTGGTAGGCTCACTTCCGGTTGCATCGCTGCCGACTGGCTTATCTACCAATACCGTCCTGTGGAATCAGAAAGTAATTCCGACCTACATTGCCACGAACCGACTATACAGTGGATACGGTTATATCTTAGGCGACTCACTAATGGTTGGCTATCTGTCTGGTGTTACTGCTCTTGATGGCACAACAAACGCATATAGCTTTTTTGACTATTTTAAGACGAACACCACTGGAATGTATTTCGCTATGGGTGCGCCCTTCTCTACATTTTATATTATACCCAATGGAAACGCTGGAACTACAATGGATTGGCTGATTCATTGTTCTGGCATGGTAGACGGAACGACAAACTACGCTAACGTTGGTTATGTAATTAGCTATGAAGCAGGAGTTGCTGATATTGCTACCGGAAATGCTACCACTAATTTCACAACTCCCGATGCTTATTTGTTCAACATTGTTACAAATGTGGTTTTGGCAAATCAAACTAGACAACCAAGTTATTTCGGCGGAAGTCCACCCGTTCAAAACATCCTGTTCACTCTAGATAATTGGGAGACTCAAGCCGCTTGGACTGCCGGAAAATACAATGCGCTTTATACGAACAGTAACAACATGAGGTATGTGCTGGACCCCACGCATCATTACAGCTACGTCACCAACCTCTTAAACTACGTCGGCACGAATGCAACGGGGCTGATTATCACGTCAAACAACATGACGTTTCAGCAGTTCCAGACCTACATCTACAATTACAATGTAGCTATCGTGAACTTCGTCGCCGCTCGCGCCAACGGTGGAACAAACATCGGCATCGTGCGCCTCGACCTGAATCCGTCTGTCATGCAATCCGTCGCGCCGGATGGATGGCACACCACCTATCCGCAATACATCGAAATCGGCAAGAGGTGGTTTGACGCGTTCTACAATGGCAAAAACGACTTCTCACCTGTGCCAGTGCCGCAGGGTTTCTTTCTGGTCAGCAATGGATTCGGTGCTGGAACTCTTTCCACCACCATGCCAGTATCAGCCTTGCCCACCAATGTCGTTCCGTCCATCGCCTTCCAGTTGCACGACAAGACCAATGGCTACACAGCGACAACGACCTACTCTGCCCTGACCAACTATACGACCTTGCAGAATATGCGGTCTGACATATTTGGTGGTGACTTGGTATCTGGCTACATCACGAATCTGGTGGATGGAACATACTATATTTCATTCAACCGCTCTGTCCGGTTCGGAGCCAACAATACCGAAGCTATATTCACCGTCCTGACCAATGGTGTTGATGCTGGTATCGAAAGCTGGTGGAGTGGTTCTAACCCAGCCTCGGCTACCTCTGGCTCTGCTGCTGGTATTCTTTACCTTCCAGCCAACTGCACGATTTCAGTTGGTGTGAAAACATTATCCGGCACCTTGAATATAACCAATGTTGCTGGTGGATTGATTATTACGAAGCAATAAACCTTGTTGTTATGCTAGAACTTCTCATTAACTTGTTAAAGGCTACAATGGAAAAGACAAACAAACACGGAAAGGAAAGCATAAACACACTTCTCTTGTTAGCCGTTCTTTACCTAGGTTATCAAGACCACTTGGCGATTGTGAGGAACACAGAGCAAACAACCGCACTTGCTCATGCGCTCAAGTGGAAGTTGAACATCAATGTCAACGAACAAAACAGCCACCCTGTTAATGAAAGTAAACGATATGATGCCTCTGACATATCGTTTGCTGAAAACAACACAGAGACAACAAAGAGAAAGAACTGATAGTATGTTAATGAGTCTGTTAAAAAGCCAAACTGTTCGCAACTGGCTATTGCGTCGTCTAGCTACTGCTGCTGGTGCTACACTAGTGACTAGTGGCTTATTGAACCAATCACAAGTAGCTGATGCTTCTGGTGCGCTATTGGTGTTAGCGTCTGTTGCTCACTCCTTGTGGGAAAAACGTGACCAGATTAAACAAGAGATTGCTGACCTAACCAAATAACAATATGAAGAAAACACTTCTGCTCTATAGTCTTATTCTCGCTGTGGCTGGTTGCAAAAGCACTCAAGTTGTTAACTTCTCGAAAGGTACTGGCTTGGATGCTGATATTCCGATTGGCTATAATGGTGCTAATCTGTTTGAACTGAAACTTAAAGTTGGACAGTTTTATACTGCAACTGCAGTTCAGCCTACATCGACGAATCAAATGTATACTACACCTGTTAGCTTTGCTTCCTCGACAGAAGGCACTGTTTCTGCTCCCCAACTTACTGGTGGAACAGGACAAGCTGGTGTAATCGGTGGGGACAAGTTTACTGCCGCAATTGGTGGTGGAACTGGTTCAGTGACTAATCTTGCTGGTAGTGCTACCACCGGCTCTAAATAAGGAATAAAATGTCTTACTTTGATTGGCCACATATTGTAAAGCCTTTCACAGTTACTCCTGTTGTTGAGGACACCCTTACCGACAGGAAAATAGACACCGTGTTTACATCTGTGAACGCTATTGGTACAAAGACTGTATCAATAGCGGTTCCAGCTGTTACATTCACACAAGCCGACTATGCTGGTTCAGTTATACCAATCATTATTGGTCAATACAACTACTCTGTATCTTATCCGATAACTATCATTAATCCTAGTGACATTGTGTTAGACCCTGCTGCAGGAGTACTTAATCAAGTTGCCATCTGCCTTCGGTACAGAGTTGGTACAACTGTTTATCGTTACTTGTTGGCTAAAACACTTAATGGAATTTCGCGGTCATTAATTCCTTATCCTTTTTATAACAATCAAACTATCCTAGGTAATTTTGTTCTAGAGTTCTGGCAACTACAAGCACTGGGAACTTTTGGAGTAGCTAAGAATTTTGTTTTACAAACCGGAAGAATACATATACCAACTGATGAAGTTGACTCTGGTGCTGTTATTTTACCTTTGCAGACAGTTGACTATACAACTCTAGAATCCAATTTTCCGACAGGAACACCACCTATTTCTGAGACACAAAATGCAGCCGGACCTTGGTTAAACAACTAAATAATTATGCTACCAGCCACAACGCAAGACTTACAACATGGTATAGACTTTACAGGTCTAAATACACAAACTGCAGCAGAACACAATCAACTTGTTGATGTTGCTGCTCCGTACACTGATGGTACAGATGATAACCAAGGTATCGGTTTTATTATCTCTACCACTGATACAGCTTTAAATGTTCCGCAAGTTCCTAATCCATTAGCTGGTGGTTATGCCAAATGGAAACGTTATGTCTGGAATAGACGTTCGTTTGGGTCAACTGATGTTATAGGTATATTTTATCAGTGGAATGACTCTGCAACTAGTGATGCCACTCTTTTAAAATGGGTGAAGATTGACCCTAACGCTTATATTACTATTCCATCTGCCACCAGCACGGTTACTGGAACTAGCACTGATACGCTAGTTAACTGGCTCACTCAAGCAATTGTCAATTCCTCTAACGCACTCGCAGCTACTACAGCAAATGGTACTACGCTAACAAAATTAGCAAATGCTATTTACGGTGCTGTTATCAATATTCCTGTTGGTGCAACCGCACTTGCTACGACTGTTGGTAATATCCAAACTGCACAAGCTGCTGACGAAGTTCTTATTGGTCGTATCAGTACACAAATTTCTGGTTCTGCGACTGACCCGACACTAGCAACTGGTGGTATTAACCAGACACTTGCTACCACTAATGCTACTGTTGCCGCTGATGCTGCAAAAGCTAAGTTAATTAGCAATCTTACGGCTGGTTTAATCGGACAAAAAATTCGGGTTGAATCTGTGGCTTCTGTTCTTACTCCTGTTTGGTATGACCCTGCTGGTACGAATGAAGTAATTGTTGTTACTATCCCCAACTTTACTACGAAGTCAAGTTCTGGTGCTTTAACAATGTCTCCATCCGCTCAAATTGTTCCGGCTGGAACATGGCTTATAATTGCTGGATGGTCTGGAGTACAGGTTACTGCAGCAGCATATGGCACAGCTAGAGTTGATATCTCAATAGGAAGTGGTAATACTATTGTTGGTACGACAGCTGCGTCTCTCGGTGGTGGAAATAGCCCAATGTCAGGCTTTGTGCTAGGAACTTTAGTGGTAACAACTCCGACTGGATTAACAAATAATTTAGCTATTACCAATTGCACTATAGCATCCCCCGGCCAATTCGCTACGATTATGCTATTACGTCTCACGTATCATAACTAAGGATATCTATGTTACTTAATGTAATAACCAGAGTATCTGCTGACACAGGAATTGATTTAATTCAATCCCGTCAAAGTCTTGTAGATTACTACAATGCTGCTTCGCGGATATTTCACTCTGAGTTAGAGGCAAATAAAATGTTTCGTGAGACAACACTTGTTGTGCCTCCTGATTCTGTTGTTTCACTGCCAGCATTTGTTGGTGAGATTCGCGGTATCAGAGTTCATACTACCGAGATGATTGTGCCTTTGCAATCTTTGAACGTGCCACGTTACACCAACAGTACTCTGCTCTATAAGATAAAGAACTGGCGTGACCTTGGTGAGTCTCCTGTACAAACTAACTTAACAACAATCGGACCACTTACTATAACTGTTCCTGCTGTAGAAAGTACTCCAGCAATACTTAAAATTCGTGGGCAGACAAACGCGGCAGAAAGTATTGAAGAAAATATTACAATCTCTGCGACAACTGTCACAACCACAAACCAATTTGGTCCGAAGATTTTTAATGTTGCTTCTTTCTCGAACAGACAAAACAATATTACTATTTCCGATATCAATGGTAATGTCTTGGCTACTCTGTTAAATAACCAGCTAAAAACTCGTTATAAAATCATTGACGTTAGCCAGATATTTTGGCCAGCTAGTGACACTGTTGGCGGAAGTTCTTTCATTGATGTTCTGTACAAAGTTCCTTTTCAACCATGCTACAATGACACTGATAGTTTTGCAGGTGGTGATGATTATGATGAAGCACTGTATCACATGATGCTGCATCTTAATTTCTTGGCAATGGGTGGCAAAGACCAACAGGCTGCTGCAGAACTTGGAAGAGCTACTCAATTACTGAAAGCTGTCAAGGATGGCGCTGAACAAGGTATTCACAAGAAACTAAATTGGGGACGTAACAAGTACTATGGTATCTTTACGCGTGGTCGTCACCGTATGTCTGGTAACGATTATGGAATGTACTTCGCTGACCTTGTCGACTATTAAATAATATGATTATCGAACAAGATGCCTTTTCTGATGGGTTAGATTTAATCTCGCCAGATGTTCAAGTTTCGACAACTGGTTTTATTTGGCTAGCTAATGGTCGTTCTCGCTACGGCTATGTACAGCCAGTGGCACAACCAGTAAAAGACATTGCTGCACCATCTGGGCTTAAGCAAGGAATTATTAGTATCGGTAACGCTGTAATAATGTTCGTTGCTGGTAACGCTTGGTACAAGTTGCACAACTCAAAACAATGGATTCAAGTACCTGCTTTCTCGATGAGTCCAACAGTACCTAATATCTATTCTTGTGCTATTCCTGTTTCTTCACGTAACTACAATCGTAAACTGAATAGTTCTGGCAGCGTCACTGATGCAATGTTACTTAGCACCAACAGCAGACCGAGTGGAACTCCTTCTGGTATTGTCTGTCAAGATGGTAACAGCCAACCGTGGATAATAGTCTTTGATGAAGTCGAACAAATATTCTCTGCGCGTCAGCTAAATACTTTTGCTAACTGGACTCCGACAAACGGTGAGTATGTTCCGATTGGATTGTTCATGATGTTCATGAATCAAAAGTTATTTATTGTTGCACCAGACCGTCAATCTGTCTATCAATCGATATCTGGACAACCACTTAACTTTGCTCTAAACGTAAATACGGCTGGATGGCCTAATGGCAATTCAACAATCGCACCATATGCTCCTCTGACAGGAGTTGGTACAGAAGAAGAGTATGGTGCTGCTTCAACATCTTTTGCGTTTGACTATGACCCAATTACGTGTCTACAGCCTGTCAACGTAACTGATTCTTTCATCTACGCTACCAAGAACAACACATATGCTATTACTCTTAACTATAATCTTACTGTGTTTGGTGAGCCTCTTTTTACGAGAGCAGCTTCAATCGCGACTGGGATTACAAACCAGTATGCTCTTATTGATATTAATGGTGACTACGCTTTTGTTGGTCGTGAAGGCATCAGGAACTTTAACGCTGTTCAAGCACTAAAGTTTGAAGGTCGCAATTCTGTTTTCTCGAAGATGGTATCAAAGTTATTCAACGGCCTTGTACAAGACTATGCTGTTGCGTTCTCATTTAACAACTACTCTATTTTTAACGTGGATACAGTCTGTGGGAATTTGTGCGCTGTCTACGATACTATCTCTGGTAAATGGGTTGCACTTGACCTATTTGATGTTGGCAAGATAACGCAGACAGCTTTAATTGATTTAACTTCGCAAGTTGTACTTTATGCTATCACAGATACCAATGATGTTTACCAACTCTATAACACCGATGCTGCACCAATGCAGCCCTTTTTGCTTACAAGAGCATATTCTACTATTGGTATTAATCAGTACTATTCCGGTATTGCCAGTTACGCGAATATGTCTGCTGCTGCTGGACCAATTACTGAAATCAAGTCACAGAAGATAGACCTTATCTTCAGAGATGGAACAACCGATGGTAAGGTATGGTGTACAGAATTCTGTAATGGTGTTGAGAAAGCAACTGTCAGTAAGACTTTGTCAAAGGCAAGTCCTGTAACTAACTATGCTCTTTTACCAGCAATACAACCTTTGGTTGAGTCAGAAGGACAACGAATAACTTTTAACTTTAACAACACGTCACGAGGTTTTAAACTCGGTTATGCTATCACATGGAACACAGATGCTGCGTTAATGAAGGTGCGTCTTGTTACCACAGACATTAGTAAAGGAACATCAGACAATCAACGAACTGCAGTTTTGTCAGGAAATCAAACTTAAACAACTTTGGCATTAAAAATGCTTTTAACTATATAATCTTATGGCAGACGCAACAACTAGCACAAATGAGATGTTGGCAGCAGCCGGAAATCAGGCTCCAACATTTATTGATTTACTTAACCAATACTCTAACTCGAATATTGGTGCTGCTGCACAAGCAAATCTTTCTGCTTCTCAAGCAGTAACTCCGCAGTATAACCAACTGCTTACGTCACTTCTTCGTGAGTATGCACCGCAACTTACTGCCATTGGTCTTCAAACTGGACTACAAACACAGCAAGGACAAGCAGATAATAATGCAGCAGTAGCAAACTCCGCTGGTGGACAAGCTGCTCTCAATGCTTCTATAGCAGCTGACAGAACAGCTAATCCAGAGTATTACGCTTCAAGAGCTAATGAGAGTAACGCTCTCACTTCTTTGCTTGGTACTGACGTTGCAGGTCTTTCGGGACAACTTAACCCTTCTGAAATGACAGCAATAGGACAGTCTATTGCACAGCAAGGCAATCAGACTGGCACGTATAACACACCTTCTGCTATTCAAACAACGGCTAACGCCATGAACTATGGTAACGCTGTTTACAATAGACAGGAACAGGCTAAGCAAGATTTAAGTTCTGCACTTGGACAAGCTACTTCTTTTCTGCCAGCTTCACAGTCACAAGTTGGTGGAATGAACGCTTGGAATACTGCAACTGGTGGACCTTCTACAAGTACAGCTGCCGCTGCTGGTGCTAGTGGATTATTTCAAGGAACTACCAATACAGCTTCTGGTTCTAATGCTAATGCTATTGGTTCATTACTTGGTAATGTTCTTGGTAGTACTTCAAGTTCATTTAACTCTGGATTAAGCTCAGACGCTACTAAACAAGGACAGGATATTGCAATGCCAACCAATTATCTGAGTGGTATGGGAAGTTTCTTTGGTGGTATCGGAAGTATCATTGGTGGAATTAATAAACATTAATATTATAATTTATGGCACAAAATCAACAATTCTTTAAAAGACCTGCGGTAATAGCTTCTGCTATTCCACAACTAGAACAACCACAAGCTGCATCTCTGGCTACTCCGCAAGTTATGCCAATGCAAACTACTGCGCCAGCTTTACAGCAAGTTCCTGCTGCAACAGGACTTCCGCAGGTTAATGCCATGCCAACATCGACAGCCATAGATAGTGGTTTACTTGGTTTAATGGCTACACCTGCTCGTCTTCTTGGAAGAGCTTTTGGTTCTAATCAAACTAGAACTATACCAGCCGGTGGTAAATTGCCTGATGGAAGTATCGCGAGAGTTGATACTGTTGTGCCAACTCACCATGTTTGGGATGCAATGACTAATGGTTCGAAAGCTCTTGAACGTGCTGATTCAATTAACGACAGAAATTCTCAACAAGCTTTGGCGGAAGCATATAATGCAGCTAGAGTTGGTAGAGCGACAGATGCGCAGAAGGCTTTAATAGAAGCACAAACACACAGCAATATTCAACAGAATGACGCTGCCACAAAAAATCAACAAGACTTAGCAGCTTTACAGCAGGGACTTAACGTAGCGTCTGTCAACAATAGAACATATGCACAACCTCCTTCTGGTGTACAAGCTACCCCATCCCAACTTACTTCTACGTCTGGAACTGGTTCAGAGGCTGGTGCAGAGAGTACGATAAAACAAGGACAGGCACTTGTTAACAAACAGCTTGGTGTTCTAGGGAATATTTATGATAAGAGCAGTTATGCTCAGAACTTAGCAGAAGGCGTGTTACGTGACGTTAATCCTCCAATCAGTAATGCTACTGGCGATGGTGGTTCTGCTACAACTATTGACCCTTCGACAGGAAAAGTTATTACTAATGTTGGCCGCGGAAATCCCACTACTTCCTCAGAAGAAAGAATTCGCAATCCTGATATAATGTGGGGAGGTCATGACGCTGGTGGAACAGTTAAGCGTGTTGAATCTTTCGGTGGTGCACCTAATGCCTCTGTTGAGGATACTAAACCTATAACGCTAGACCCTGCTATTGTTGCTGCCGCTGCTGGACAGGGTACAAAACCAGCACAACCACAAGTTAATCCAATGCCTATACCACAAGATACAATCAATCTTGGTGGACAGCAAAATCTTAATCTAAATGCGCCAAGTGATTTACAGCAACAATTACAGAATGGTGTTAGTCCTGCACCTTCTAATGGTATAAGTTCACTAGACCTTTGGTTAGCGGCTCATGGATATAAAAGTCTTACTCCTGCACCTGCGTCTGTTCCTACACCTGTTCAATAATAAATAAATTTATGGCAGATATACTAACGCCAGAAGTTCAAGCAAAGATACTCCAAGCTCATGGTCTTGACCCTGCAAAGTATGAGATTTCTCCCGATGGAACACAAGCTATTCCTAAGTCAGCTCTAAGTGTTTCTACTCCAACGCAAGCTGCTAAGACAAGTCTTGGTGTTGTTTCAGATAAAGACTTCGAAGATAATCCCGTTCAGGTTGCACCAACTTTACAAGCACAAGATAGTCCTCTTGTAACCACTGGAAGAACTGCTCTTGATACTGCACCTTCAATGGCTGCTGGTGGTGTTGGTGCTGCTAGTGCAATGAGTCTTGTTGCTCCGTGGGCGACTGGTGCTGCTCCAGCAACTATGGGTCTTTCTTTGTTAGCTATTCCTGCTGCTGGTTTGGCTGGTGCTTATGGTGGTTCTAAGATTGTTAGGACTGTACAAGATGCACTAGCTCCAGAAGACTATAAGAAAAAACTTGCAGAGTCTCAAGCCGCAAATCCAATTGCAGCAGAGTTAGGTGGTGTTACTGCAATGCCTCTTGGTGGTTTAATGCCTTCGCCAAAGAATGTCTTGAGTGCTGGTGGAACTCTTGGTAAAGTAGTAACTGGACTAGCTAAGTCTCCAGAAGAGATTGCCAACCTGATGAATGTTGGTACTGGTACAGTTATTGGTGCTGCTCAGCCAATGGCAGAAGGAGATTTCAAACCGGAAGATATTCTTAAGAACGCGGCAGAAGGTGCACTGTTCAACAACCCGAACAATGCTATTGGTCGTCGTCTTGGATTTGCACACGAAGGTCGCATTACTGCCGACCCTGCAAAGTTTCGTGAATTGCTTCTCCAGAGAATTGGACAGCAAGGTGGTGAAGAACTTGTTAATCCTGCTCCAAGTACAATGGCGGATGTGCAAACTACTTCTGGTGGGATACCTGTTAAGAGGGATGTAAGAACGGAGGACACCAGCAAGGAAGGCGAGGTTGCTAATGCTATGGCAGGGTACAAGATGGACATGACTCCGCATGGTCAGATTGCTAACATGGAAGGTGAAGGTGGTGTTGCAAATGACCCAGAGTTGGTAGCACAACGTAATGCTGAGAATGAGTTACGTCGCAGGGTTGAAGCACTCGCACCTAATCCGCAACGTGCTCTTGATTTCCAGAAAGCTAGGGGTGAAGAAGCTATTCAAACTTTACAGGAGAGACTACAAAATGAGAAAGACTTGCAGACACGGCAGCTTGGACAAGACCTTCAAAAGTCTGGTCTCGGAACTGCCGTTAGTAGACCAGAAACCGTTGAAGGCAAGACTCCTTTCCCTCCATTTGCCAAAGCTAACAAATCTGTGGCAGGAGACCAAACTGCTAACGCTGCTGACTTGGCTGGAAGACAGACAGAACAAACCTTGGCTGGTATTTCGAAGAACGAACAAGACAAGTTCCAAGAAGCAGAAACACAACCAGTCCTAACAGAGGCTGGTAAACTACTGCAAGAACAGGCTCACGGAATGGGTCTGGATGTTAGCAGAGTTACACCGGAACTGTTTAATACTTGGGCACAAGAAATTAGTGCGTTACATGGTATCAAAGATACTGCTATTACTGGTGATGCTGCACACAAAGGAACGGCTCATACCAATGATAAGACTACTAGTATCTTTGTACAAAATGCTGATGCTGGTACGCAGCCACACGAGAACTTCCATCATATATTTAAGTTCATGCCTGAAAGGGCTAAACAACAACTCTTACTGGCAACCAAGCCAGAGTATGAAGCCTATGAAGCACAAAGGGCTGCTGCAGGTAAAGCTCCACTAAACGGTGGTCACGAAGAATACCTAGCGACACAGTTTGGCTACAAAGCTATCTCTCGGTTGATTGGTGCTGCTAAAGAATCCCCTCTTAAGAGATGGTGGAACGATACCAAATCTCTCTGGAAAGAGAAGTATGGTTCTGAACCGTCGGTTGAAGACCTGTACCGTGCTAACACCTACAAGCTGGTTAATGGTATTAGTAACATACCGAAAGGTGGTATTGGTGTACAGGCTGGTATGCTTGGGAAGAAGCATCAGAATAAAGACGAAGGCTTCCAAGACAAAGAAGGCAACCAAGTCCCTTTGAACAGACCAGAAGGCACGGAGAAAGCTTACTGGGAGATGCAGAAGAAGCAGCAGGAAGAAGAACAGACCAAAGGTTGGTTTGCGAAGATGCATGAAGCTGTGCAGAAGAACCAAGAGAAAGAAGAGGGTATTCAAAATTTGCAGAACGCCAACAAAGTTTATGAGGCTGCACAAGGCGGCACAAAAGAAGTAAAACAGGGTTTAATTCCCGGCAAAAAGACTACTTACGAAGAGCGTCGTTTGCAGATGGTAGAACAGAGAAAACGCAATGCTGCCGAGATGGAAGCTATTCGTAATGGTGCTCCTGCACGTGAAGCTGGTCGTGCTCCGCTTTCGTATCCTATTGACGAGAAGGGTTATGTTCCACCACCCAATGCTCCTCCGCGTAGAATACCAATTACTCTCGAAGACAAAGATGTTCCTATCATTAATAATGTTGTACGAGCCAAACTTGGTCGCATGATTAATCGTGCTGGCTTGCCTCACAACATAATGCCGGATGCAACCAAGGAAGATTTGGTTAGTAGAGTAACAATGGAAATCCAGAAGACTGGCCTAGATGCTAAGGCTGGTCGTGTTCATGAACGTGGTGCTGATATTGAACATGATGCTGATTCTTACTTCCCGATGGGACGTCATGATTTGCTTGCTACGACTGCCTCTCGTCGTGCACAAGAAGTTTTCAAAGACTGGATGGCAGAAGAAAAGGCCAAGAAGACTACGTCACTTGATAGTGCTGTTGGCGATAATCGCACACTTCATGAAGTAATATCTGGTGCGGATAAGAATGTTGATACTCACGAACTTGAATCGGAAGGTAAGGAGAGTCTACAGGCTAATCCTGTCGAGAAGATTCCCAGTAAGATTAACGAAAAGTACGATACTACTAACAGTGACCTAGCTGGTATGCTAGAAGGTATGCAGGAACGTTTTGGTGACGACCGTTTTGCTGAACACATTGCGAAGCTGGATGCAATGCCAGAAGGAACTCAGCTAGACAGTAAGAGCTGGATTGAGAAGAATATCCCGAAAGAAGATTTGAAGCATCAGGATAAAGAAGAGGGTATTCCGAAAGAGATTCAGACACGCATCAAAGACAGTGTTGTAAAGGAACCTGTTTATCACAGCACAGGTAAAGAGTACGACCGTGCTGACCCGGAAGCTGCTAGAGATGCATTTCAATCATCAGCCTTTGGTATGCATTTTGGTACCACTGACCAAGCCGAGGCACGCGCTAAAAGTTCATCTAGTGTGGTAGATAGAACTTCAAAGTACTATATCAATCTTACTAATCCATTTCGAGTTACAGATGATGGAGCCAACTTTAACCATCAGCTAAAGCTTGAAATGGACAAAGCTGGCATTACTGATAGACATACTCTAAAAGACCTTGATATCTACTCACAACAAACTGTCGCTAAGAAACTTATCGAAGTTCTTCGTGACCATGATTATGATGGTCTTGTCTACAAGAATGACAAAGAAATACCTATTGGTGCAACACCGAAAGATTCCTACGTTGTCTTCGACAAGAATCAAATCATCAATGCCATCTCGCAGAAAAGAGACGAGAAAGGTGAGTTGTATCAAGACAAGGATGAAGGCTTGAAAAAGACTGGCGGAGTAACTCCCGAACAGAAGTTTAACTTCTTGCGTATCATGCCAGAGCTTGACAAAGCTCGTCGTCTCTCTGGTGCAGAAGGCAAACCTGTCGCAGATGTGTTCCAACAATTCCCGACAGTTCGAGACGAGTTCTATGGTAAGTACAGCAACAAACCGCTGACTCTTGCCAGCAAGATGAACGCTGCTGATGTTAACTACGTTCACAACTGGATGATAAATGAAGACATAGAGCAGAAGGACTACTCGAATATGATGAATAGTCCTGCCAAGAAAGCTCTGTACAATGCAACGAGAGAAGCTTTCAAGCAGAAACAACTTGACCAGATTCATGATGGTGAACAAGTTAGGGACTTTGATAGTAACGGCAAAGTGTTCATGCGCGATGCTAAAATCAATCCTTTCTACTATCCCAGTGTGATGCGTCCAGATGCTATCGACGCTATCTTGTCGCACAAAGGTGACTACAAACGCTACCAGAATATGCTTCTGGAACACTGGGGTGGAGTAAACAATCCGCAAGCACTTGCTAAACTAGCTGCTCTCAAGGCTTCTAGTGATGCCTCACAACCTAATGCCACTCGTTTCGGTGCTAATCGTTTGACCGAAGGTGCAGGACTTCCTGCCGAGTTGAGAGTTAAAGACTTTTCGAAGACTGTCTCGAAGTACTTTAATAAGGTTGCGACCGACAGAGCTTGGTACAACTTGGTAGAAAAGAATCCAGAAGTTAGCAAGTTGATTAACCCCGAGAATGTCAACGGTGTGCATCATGAGTTCGAAGGAATAATCAATAAGATTAAGGGTGAACCGTTTGACAAGAACGCAGGAACTTTGGCGGCAGTTAATCGTGTTGTTACTAGCGCGTTACTCGGACCTATGACCAACATTCATATTGGTTGGTCAACAATCTTTAACCCTTTCCAGTACATTAAGGCTAGCGAACTTGCTACTGTCTACCCGAAAGCTATGGCTAATTGGGGCGCTGCTGCTGAGAAGATTTATGAGAACGGTTATAAGAGAAGGGATTTAAATACTCTGGCGGATATCACCGACTCACAGAATACTTTCATCCAGAAGATGCAAGCTGTTAGCTCACTAGTTGGAAAGGTTAACGGAAGAGATTTCACTGACCGTGTGAGCAAGACTTTTGCACAGGCTTTCGGCGAACAAGTTGTTCCTCTGCGTATCGAGGGTGCAAGACAGGGTGATAAGTGGTCACAGAAACTGATGATGCAGCTTGACCCCAACTGGACAAAAGAAAAGCAGTATAGCAAACAAGAGATTGCTAGTATGTCCAGCACACTTGGTGGTCTAATTCACGGTGCACATGACTATAGAACTTTGCCAGAACTAATGACTAGAGAGAGTTGGGCACAACCTTTCTTGTCTCTACAAAGTTGGTCTGTTTCGCAAACAAATCAGTGGATGAAACACGTCTGGGAACCTGCTACGCAAGGCAATTTCCAACCGTTGTTCATGTCTGCTCTTGGTGCGGCAGTTGGTGGTTATGTTATTCAGCAGTTACGCCAGCAGATGATGGATAAGAAGTCTAACATTCCTTCTCTGACAGAGATTGCGAATAGCAGCAAAGGTTTGTCTGGTAACATTCCGCTGTTAGCCTACAACTTCATGCAAATGGCTTCCTTTACAGGATTCATGGGCATTGGTTCTTCTCTCGCGAAAATGAGCTTTGATACCGCGTACAAGAACATACCACAAAGCGCCACGTTTCCTCTTGACGAAGCTATCACAAATGTCGGTAGTGTTATCTCAGAAGCATTTTCGGCTTGGCAACAGAATCCTACTGCTGATAACTTCATGCGCATCTTCCCGCAAGCCATGATTGATATGGCGAAGGAGAACGTACAAACTGCTCGTATTGCCAACAACTGGATGACTGACAAAGGAGTCAGTACGCAAACGGAAAACTACAAGTACAAAGTCAACACTGGTGAGCAAGACCTACGCCGTTACAAGATGGCAGAAGGTCAACCGTATGACCAGCAGACCGAGAGCAATAATAATCCGTATTTAAATATGCAGCAGAAGGATTTTAAACGCACAACTGATATGCGTGAAGCTGCGAAAGAAGTTCCGAGTTTAGTGCAGTTAGCTATTAGCAGGGCTGCAGGAAATCCAGAGATATTGAAAAACCAGTTGGATTCTTTGAAGCAGAACAGTTATCAGACCATGCCTTCGCCAGAAAATATGCCAGTACAGTTTGGCAGATACTATCAGTATCTAGTGAAGACGATTGGCCCAGAAGCAGCGAAAGCGCGTATGATAGACTATATGCGCACGAATGCAATTAACAAGGCGAAGGAGTCTATGATTCCTTCTCTCCGTTAAATCTTCGGTTGTTTGACAAGCTCATAGTACACTGTCTTTTCGTCTGTGAGCTTGTCAGTTTCTGTCCTAGTAGTAATCTTACCCAAATCCTGTAATCCAGAGAGTGCTTGTTCTAAGTCCTCTTTGGATGCAGACTCCCAGAACGTACCAAGAAGGTCTACGAAAGTAGCATGACCCTTTGAGAGTTCAGCTTCGATACCACGGGAGATAGAAGCAAGTGGATTCTTTCCCTCAAAGACAAGGGCTAAGTGCATTGTCTTTTCTTCCTTGTCCAAGAACTTCATAGCCCTCTCAAAAGTCTCACGTGGGATATGCATTTCTGTGGACTCCATAAAGTGCAATGCCATTGCAATCTTCATGGTGTGGATGTTACGACGAGAGTAGTAAGCATCCAGTTTGTTACTTTGTGATGCTCTCTTGCTATTATCACTCTCGTAGTCCGACCACCATTCCTGCAACCAGTTCATCGTAGATTGTTCTACTTGAACTTGTCCGTAAAGGTCAGTGAGTTTCTTAACGTGTTCCTGTAATACTTTGCGATGCTCTTTCTGCTCGTCTGTCAGTTCAGGAAGAAAAAACACTGACTTACGATTACGGGCCGCATAAATGTAAAAGGTTCTAGAGGAATAACCTTGAGATAGAAGTTTGTCGTCAAAAGTATCCTGCATGAAATCTGGGTTTGTACCTCCGAAAAAGTTGAGACATACTCTACGTATTCTATCGCGACCTTGAGTTTTAGTTGCGTATTCGTATGTCTCACCACAGTCGTAAGCTTGGATAAGAAAGTTAACAAGTGATTCAGTATTCTTACGAAAGAGAGAAGCTATTTCTTCTAGGCAGAAACAAAGAGAAGAATGTGAGTAAGCCTTTAGGACGTCACGTTTAGCGTTCTCGTCATAGGCTGTGTAGTTGATACGACGTATACAACGTGACATTGATTGTACAAGGGCTTCATAAGTTACTGCATCTGCGGCTATTGGAATCACGTTTGCTGGCTCGGCTATCTGGTCTTTAGAACCTGAGTTCTGTTCTTTGTTTGCTGCCTGTAAAGTTGCCTCTTGCATCATCTGCGCTAACTGCTGTTCTTCTGGCGTATTGCCGATGCTTGGTGGTTTGATATCTTGTAGCTTGTGATGTGATAAAAGTTCTGCAACAGGTCTGATAACTTGACCCTTGCCAATTCCGGGCTTGCCAACCAAAGTTACATAGATATTAGGATACACGCGACGGTGCTCTGGCGGACACCAAACACGACGTTGAAGAGCAGCACAGATAGTATAAACAAAACCCCAATCAATATAGTTTTGTGGACTAGCAAGTCCTTCAGTATATTTCTGCCAACGTTCCCAATTTGTCATACGTTAATCTCTTTCAAACCAATAGGGTTCTTTTCAGGGTGAAACGGACGCCAGTTGAAACCAGCAGAGGTTTCAGAGCGCATCCTAAAATGTGTACCGTCAAAAGGAGAAACCAACTCTTGCTCGATGAACTCTTTCATCTTCGCACCGCAAGCTAAAGCATCTACAATCGGACACTGACACATATACGAGTCATGTGTATTAGCAAGCAAGTCCCATGCCAGATTCTCCTGTTCTATGAACGATTGTAACTTTGCGTAAGCAATGTTTGTTATCTCGCCAACCGTACTCTGTGGAATCCAAGAGTAGTATTCCTTCCAGTCAGACTCTTTAAAGTATGGTTGAGTTATCTGGTAAGGGTGACCGTGTAAATTGTAAAGCACTCGGTTACGTTTAACCTGTGCCTGTACCGACATATGAAAGTCTTCTTTAATCTCAGGATATAGCCTGTGTTTCGTGCCAATAAAGCGTTCTGAATCTGCTTTACTAATTACAATCTTACCACCAGACTTCTCGAGAATATTCATCCGAAATGTTGGCGGCTGAATATCATAGTTCGATGAGTGTTCTGTCTGCTTACCAAGATAGTAATATCGTTCTGTCAGCGCCCAACCATCCGAAGACTTAATACAACCATCGAGTGACTTCCAGAGAGGATTCTTCTTTAGCTCTGGAATCGGTGTTGCAATGATTTTCTTAATGTCTAGTTCATCTTGAGATTGTATAAAGTTGTGCTCTTGCATCTTCCGCGGCCAAACATCCTCGAACAAATGGACACAGATATATGTGTGCGGTTTGATACCATTCTTAAAGAGAGCACGATAGTTACCGTCGCGTGTCAGATAGGAAACAATCAGAGCCTCAGCACCAGCTTGGTCTGTCTGCACGAATATCTTACCTTCGTCAGGTACATATATCTCGCGCATAGACTTCTCAATGTTCTGGAGATTACCTCCCCATTTCTTGAGAATCTTGCTAGAGCTAAGACGAAACGTTTTCGTTCCGGTTAGCTTGTATGTCGTGCTATTTCTCATAGACTACAACACCCAAATTAGTTGGTCTAAGCGATGATGGAATCTTGCTTATTTTAGCGTCTTCTTGAGTCCAAGAATAGCCACGCGCAGAAAGCCATTTTAATTGTTCATCGGTCGGTCTAAGCTTAAGACGTTTACCAATCGTAACGCCAGATGATTTCTTGGTATTTGATTTTTTCGAGCCGCTCATAAAGATATTTGTGTAAGAATGGTGCTAACTCTTTCAGACGAGAACAACCTTCGCCTATCTTACGGAGTGGAATAACAAGACGACCATCGTTAGGAATGGCTTCAAAGCACTTGTCGATATGCTCATAACAAGCATGGTCACTGTCAGTAAAGTAACGTGCGCCGCTATTACAAAACTTGTACATAGTGACAATTGGAAAGGTATTGCTATGACCTTTAATCCAAGCTTGTCCATCAGCCGATTTACCTTGTACGTCAAAACCATAAAGAAAGATTAGCTTGTCTTTATAGTGTTCGCAACAACCATTTGAAATTCTGTAAGGCAGTTCTATCATACCGAGAACTCCTGTTGTTCTGGCGGCGCTTCTAACAAGGAGTGAGTGCCAAAAGTACCATCATCGTTCTTCCACGGAATGAATTTGTATGTTCCAAACTCTTTAGCGATAGTCCTGTACGCAAGGACAAATTGAATGACGGGATTCTCAGGGAACTTGAGAGCCAGTTTATACATTGCTTTCTTACCAAGAGAAGGCTTCTCTGTTTTCATCGAACGAGCTACAACCGGATAGCCCAACATCTCATGGAAGTATGTAATGCATTGTGAATTAGAACCAGCAAACATTCCTGCCTTACCTTTGATGGAAGATTTAATCGCCGCCATCGACTTCTCACCAATGAGCAGACGAATGATACGGTCATACTGCATCATAAGTCTATCGTTCTCTCTAGCAGCTTCTATCACTTTTTCTTTGTCGACTTGGATACCTTGGAGAGAAGTAATAAGATAAGGCCTAATAGCAGCCATTGCTGTGGAGATTGAATCAGAAAGACCAACAACTTTTTTAGCATAGGCTTGCTGTGCTTTATAGACCAACGCTAAAGTGAAGACGTCCTTACCACAATATTTAAGACGAGCGTCCAGTTGTTCTCTGGACATATAACCTTTAGAGTCTTCGTCCTTATGGAAGTTTTCCCAAGTCCAGAGGGAAGTACAGTGACCAAGAGATTTCTCAATGTCAGGGTAAATACGGTGCTGTGCTATCATCGTGTCATACACCCTGTTAACAGGGAGATGATACTTGTATGCAAGTACAAAGAAGTCAAAACAAGCGCCATTATGAGCGATAACAAGATTGTCCCTAAAAGCCACCGCCAGTGCTCTGAGAATGAGATGATAGCTACTATAGGCAGGGCGATAAAGATAATCAAGGATAGGCACGCTATAAATGTTAACGCCGTCGAAAGAGAAAGCAAAGCATTGCAAATTTTGTTCTTCATAATCTGTTTCTATATCGAAAAATAATGTTTGATTCTTGGTGCTGGATAGGAGATTAATGACAACTTGAGACGTTGGGTAAATGTGGTATATGGGTAGAAACTCTGGGGCAGGAACTTTACCACCATTATTGATAATGGTTTTAGCTTTAGCACAGTCCTGTTTAATCCAGAAAGCGAAATTCCTTCTAGAAGTTTTACCATGTCTTTTGATTGATTCATAATCGTCTGTGTCCTCAACTTCGTCAGCAGCATCAGGAGAATACTCTGGGTTGAGAGGGTTAAGTTTTACTTCGAGGTTCTTAAAGTCGCAAGCATCCTGTGGGAAGAAAGTTGGGATGCAAGGTATCTTGTTGTAGTAATAAATGTTACCACGTATCTCTCCAATCGAGTTGCCTCTTGATTGGGGAATCATCTTATGACAGGCTGATTCACCAAGCAAAAGGATGCAATGCGTATCAGGTAACAAAGGAGCTATCTCGTCTGCTAGTCTAATGTCGCACTGCATCTGATTAAACTCTGGTCGCAAACACAAGTCATTGAATAGACAACCACCAGTAGCAGTTAACAAGGATGCCTTGTCAAAGCGACTAGGGTTGCCTAGAACTACTGTGATACCACAGTATTTTAACTTGGGTTTGTTGCGGAGCATACTATCGTTTCTCTGCTACATGATTTACAAACTCACCCTTGATTTCAAGTGTCCAGCCAGTCGGTAATGCTAATGGCACAATTGAAGTAATCTGAAAAACAGCATCATCTTTGATTTTCATAACCTTACGAAATTCATCGACAAACGGTTTCAGGTCATTCTCGTCAAGAGTGAGAACAGGTTTAATTGTCATAGTAAAAGTTGGCATACTCCACTTCCGGTATGCCAGCGGATGTTACGAACTTAGGCCTTCGGCACACCGTAGATTTTCTCCACGGACGGGTAGTACGTAACCTGTTTGACACCAGTGATGGGGTCAACAAGAACGTCACCCAACTCACCACGCGACTTCTGTTCTGGCGTGGGGTCTTTACGCTTCTCA